AATTGCTTGCACTAATGAGTATTCATAGGCTAGACTGTCGAAGTATGAGCCAAGGTTCTTCATATCTCCCCGGTCCGGTGTAGCCGTCACTCCCAAAACTTCCGAGTCTTTAAAATGACTTAAAACTTTCTGATAGCCATCTGAAATTGCGTGGTGAGCTTCATCGACCACAATTACATCGAACCAATCAGGCGGGAATTGACTCAAGCGTTTCTCCCGCTGCATTGTCTGAACTGAACCGACAACGACTCGATACCATGAACCAATCGAGGTATTCTCCGCTTTTTCTAGCGCCGTACCGAGTCCCGTCGCGGTCTTGAGCTTATCGCTTGCTTGGTCTAGCAATTCGGAGCGGTGAGCAAGTACGAGGACGCGTTTTCCTTCTCTAACTTGGTCTTCAATAATTTTTGAAAAGACGACCGTTTTCCCCGTACCAGTTGGAAGGACTAGAAGGGTACGTTTTCGCCCTTCCGTCCATTCCTTCCGAACTGCTTCCCGCGCCTCTTGTTGATAAGGCCGTAATTCCATTTATACCCCCTTAAAATTGCCCGGGATTGAATCCTTGCGTTGGTTGTTGGAATCCTTGTTGTGGTTGTTGATATCCAGCCATTGCTTGCCCCGGTTGCGCGTTCAAAACTTTTGTATAATCGACGTCTTCCGCGTAAATCATGCTCTTAACTTCATTGTATTTGTTGCCGTTGTATTCACGAATTCCGACCTTACATACTCCGACTTTACCGATGATAGCGTTCCAATCCATGCGAAGCGGTTCACCTTTACGTTTTTGTCCGATTGATCCAAAGAATGCAGATAACATTCCCTCGGTTGAGCTATGCAAGAATAGGTTGTGCGTGAGTTCTTTTTCTCCCTCGTTTGCTTCAACTAAAATGTGAATCGTTGCCTTGTTGCAAGCTGGTAATTTACCGGGGTTTTGCGGATTCGGTGTGTGACGTCCACGGTCATAGCTCTTGACTGTGAAATAGTACAATCCTTCAGGCAATAGGACGAATTCCGAATCCTTTTGGATAGTGTCGTTCCAGTCATATTCGCGGTCAAAGTTGTTAGTGTTGTTAAATTGTTGTTGTGTCATTTTGTTTTTCTCCTTTTGTTTTGTTTCAAAAATTATAAGTTGTTAGTGTTAAATGGCATTTCAGGGGTTGCGCGTACTTGGTTTTGAATAACCTCAAGTGTAGCGTCCCAATTCGCAACGATCATATCCCAATAATTGTTCGGGAAGTTTTCGATAGGTGTCCCCATCGGGAAGTGTCCGCGGATATATGCCACGTCTTGCAATTCGTTTTCTGTCACGTTATGCGGTGTCATTAAGTCAATAAGTGCTTGTGGTAATAAGCCGGTTGTTTGTTGCGGTTGTTCTTGCACTTGTGCTTGTTTTGTACTTTCGCGCTCTTGTTTAATATCGTCCGCGATTGCGTTTAATGTTTCTGCAATTTCAGGCTGTTGCGTTTCCGCTTGTACTGTTTCGGGTTGCGGTTGCGGTGTCACTTGTTGCGTTGCGAAGATATGCGCGATACTTCCAAAATCAAACGGTAATTGATCCGGTAAGCCGTGACGGTTCTTCGCGTCCCATGCGGGGCGATGGTTGGTATAAATAACACGCTCTCCGCCTTGCGCTTTTTTCTTGCCGTCGTCCGTCGTCATGATGAACGTCTTATAATTCGCGAATAGGACCATATCCGCCCACTCTTTTACTAGTGGAGCTGTTTTCGAGCTTGTCTTTTGTCCGAGTTTTAATTCGTATCGGTCATAAGCTCCCATTTCGTCCGGTTGCTCGAACTTCTTAATTTGAGCGTGAGCAGTTAAGACAACATTGATTCCAATATCGACAAGCTCTGACAAGCTATTTAACAAGCGCCCGATTTCTTCTTGGACGTATGTATAACCCTTGCCCCACCCAAAGTCTTCGATTCCGTTCTTTTGGTGTTGTGAGCAAACATAAGATACAGCTAACTGCTCCGCCCAATCAATCGTGTCGATAACTAGAGTCTTGCAAGCGTCCGAATTCGCTTTAATGAATGCAATCTCATTCTTTAGCATGGCCCAGCTTGTCGGTTTATCCAGACGGGCCACGTCCATATTATCAGTCGAGCCTTCCGTGTCGATGAATACCGGCTCCGGAAATTGTGCTGCAAAAGTTGACTTCCCGATTCCTTCCGGGCCATAGATAACGACTTTTTGAGCCCGCGCCTTCCTTCCTCTTGTAATTTGCATTTCTTAGTCCTCCACGTCGTCGTTTAGCAAACCTTTTAGAAGCCCTTCGATATATTTTCGTTTCGCGTCTTCAATATCTTCGGTTAAGTCTTCCGGCTCTTTGCCGTCTAGCGTTTTTAGTGTGTATTCTGCTTCGACGACTAAAATTTCACAATTGAGTGCATTTGCTAATTTTTCAAAGTCTTCTTTTTGGGATTCGATTGCCTTGAGTTCATTTTTTGCAGCGCGTCTAAGTTCTTCTGTATATTCAGCAGAATAAGCAAACGTTCCTTTTTTGCTTTTATACTTGTCTAAAAAAGCTCCTGTTTCTTTATTTCTTAATACTGCGAATTTGTCTGTGTGTTTCATGTTGTTTCCTTCTTTCTTTAATTAAAATCCGTTTTGCCAAGTTGGCGCGACTGTTTCTTGTGCGCCATTTGTTGCCCCGTTTAATAGTCCGTTTTCAAAACTGTTTGGTTTGACGCTGTAACCGTCTTCGATAATAACTGAGCACTCTCCGCCCGTTGATACTCTTGTCGCAATAGCTTGCAATCCTTCTTTTTCAAGCCATGCTCCGAATTCCGTGAGTGTGATCTGGTCCATCTGCTCGAGCTTGTCAATGAGAACGAACCCACAATCAGGCTTCAATTTGCGAACGATAGCCGTCGCGACTTGTAATTGTTGCGAACCGCTCATATTGTCCCAACGTTGACCGAGGTATAAAAGTTCGCCATCATCCACGGATAAGCCCGGAAGTGGTAAGTCTGCGTTTGTGAGTAAGTCTGTTTTTTGCTTGCGAATTCCTTCAATAACAAGGTCTAATTCGCGATATTGTTCACGATATACTTTCGCGTCTTCTTCTGCCTTGTCTTTGTCGAAATTCGCCCGAACTTTCAAGTTAATTTGTTCGATATTCGCGATACTGTCTTCAATTTCTTGTGTGGATTCGTCCACTAAAACTGAAACGTCTTTTCGTGCAATATCAAGGTCTTGCGCTAGTGCTTGCTCTTTCTCTCTAGCTTCTTCAAGCTCTTTTTCCAATCGTTTGACGTTTGCAAGAGTAAAATTATAATCATTTTCGATAACGTCTAAGTTTTGACGCTTGCGAGCATTTTCTCCATTGCAACCTAAAATTTCTTGTTGCTGCTGAATCAATTCCGCAATCGAAACAAGCTCTTTCGGTGCGTCTGGATAATATGGTTGTTCTTTCGCAAACTTTTCTTTTTGGTCTGCGATCACTCCGATAGCGTGACGTTCTTGATACTTGGTTTTTTCTTCCATTTCAAGCTGGACTAGTTGATCGCCTACCCCGATAATTTGTAATAACGTTGTAGCCTTCTCCTTGTCGTTCATTTCCATAAACTTCGGAAGGTCAAGCGCTAATTCTTCAACAAAACTATCAAGCAGTTTTTGACCGGCTTTATTTCCGCTCGGATCAATGACTTTTAGATCGCTATTTTTGCCCTTACGTTCAACGATAAGGCCATTCGATAACGTGATTTTTAGACTTGGCGGAAGTGTCGAGCCTTCGCGTTGTGGTTGTGACGGCTTGTATTTGTTGCCCCCTAACGCCCACGCTATCGCGTCTAATACGCTTGTTTTACCTTGATTGTTGTTTCCACCGACAATTGTCAAACCAGTTGCTGACGGCTCTAATTTGACCGCTTTAACGCGCTTGACGTTTTCGATTTCTAGTTTATTGATTGTTACCATTTCATGCTCCTTGCTTTTGTTTCTTCGATAAACCAACAGGTGGTTGTACGTCGTATGTGAATTGACGGTCGCAGTTGCGAATGTTCATGCGTGCAATATTGTTGAATTGATTTCGCCCTTGCTGGTAGATCTCAATAATCATCTTGTCATGTTCTTCTTGTTGTTCTTTTTTTCTTCGCGCTTTCTGTTCATTATTTGCAATCAATAACAAAGTAACAAACAAGCAAATCATGGTTGTTGCAAGTCCAAGAAATTGGCTTGCCAAAGTTGGTTCTGTCATGTTTTATACCTCCAAAAGTTTTTCTAGTTTTTCAATACGCAGATACAAGATTTTATTTTCGACACACTTGTCATGATGTTGTTGTTTGACTTCTTTTAACTGCTCTTTCAAGTCTAGGTTTTCCCTGTTCGTATCCAACGCAACCAATCGCCAGTCGGTGTTGACTTCGATTTTGGTTGTGTTGAAAAACCATTTTGTGATTCTGTCTAGTAGTTTCATATTTAACCTCGTTTCATGATTTGACTTTGAAATCTTAATACATCATCTAAGTCATATAAGCATTTACCACCTTTTGCATTTTGTTGATAGCTAAATTTCCCTTGATCTCTAAAATCTTCAATTCTTTTTCTTCCCCATCCTGTAGCTTCCATAACTTCTTTGATGGAAACCATATTGAATTGTTTTGAAATTCTTCTGTTTGCTTCTTTTATAGCTTCAATATTAAGTTTTACTAAATCTTCGAATAGTTCTTCTTTCCATTCGTTGCCAAAGAGTTCTATTGCCACTAGTATTTCCTCCTTTTCTGTGATATACTGTAAGTGAATATTTTTGCGAGCGCCGGATTTTCGTCTGGTGCTTTTTTTATTTTATGAATAAACCACCTAAACATATTTTTTTATTTTCATAGCCCCTCCTTTCTATTTGTCGCACTTACGCGACTGTTTCGCTGAAAAAAATAGACATAGCTTCCTCTTTGGAAAGATTGAGCGTCGATACAATCAAATTTACTTCTTTGATTGTAAAGTTGCCTTTTTGCTTCATCTTGCGGTAAAACGTGCTTTTATCAATACCAATTTTACTTGCAAGTTCCTCTTGCGTGGTATTGCGTTCAACGATTTTACCTTTTAATTTTGAAACATCTACCATATATTCTCCTTTCTTTTTTGTCGCGTTTCTGCGACTTGTTGAATTAAGTATAACACCTTAAAAAGTAAATGTCAACAAAAAAATCGCATTTTTGAAACTTTTTTTATTGCGCTTTTGAAACTAAAAGTGTAAAATTAAAGTGTAATATATAGGAGGAAAAAAATCATGAACGTAGGAGAAAGAATAAAATTAAGAAGAAAAGAATTAAAAATCTCTGCGGATGACTTAGCTGACGCGGTAGGTGTTTCACGTTCTACTATATTTCGTTATGAAAAAGGCGATATAGAAAAAGTAGGGCCGGAAGTTTTAAAAAAGATTGCTGATAAGTTGCGCA